GTTTGGTATAGTCTTTCGAAGCACCCGTTGTCTTGTGAAAACTTGCAGCCGCATCATAATTCGCTTTTGTGAATATGATAACCTGTTGAACTGTTCCTTCGAATGCATTTCCCATTAAGTTTGTAAGACTAAAAGTGTTTTTAAGCATGCCGCCCAAGTCGCCAAGAGACATGCTCGCTTCGCCTGCCGCTTCGGCAGCGTTAATAAAAGAACCGGCAATGCCGGTTCTCCATTTTTCTCCAAACGCTCCGGTGATACCGCCGAGGGTTTCGATTTGCTCGGAAACTGTCTGAAGATTCTGTTGCATATCTTTATATGCTTTTATTTGTTTATCTACAGCAGACGTATCCATGTCAAGCTTTTTCAGCGTTTCTTTTTTCTTTTCCTGCTCCTCCAAGAGTCTATTATAGCGTTGTTCAATCTCTAATTGTTCTTTAGTCGCCATTAATTATTCCTCTTAGAGTGTTGCTAAAGCATCATGAATTGCCTTGATGAGCGATTCTTGAACAAATCCAGCTCTTCTTGTTTCGCCTTCTTCTTCTTCGGGGGCTTCACCGCTGCCGACATCTGTAAAGTCGCCCGTCCTGGCGTCAATGTGAGCCATAAGCTTCTTAGCGAATGTCATATCTTGCTTATCAATATAGCCTTTAATTTTAACAAAATCATCCTGTATTGTGGAGTATACTGCATCATACAGTTGCTGTCCAGCCGCTGTGCCTGTAATGTCGCTAGCAGTAGCTTCTTTGCCCTTAGCAGCCTTCTCGGCAGCCTGCAGATTTTTTCCCACAGTGCCGCCGCCTTCCTTGCCTTTGTCGCCTTTAAGAGCAGACCATGCAGATTTAAGACGGCTCCCCAAGCCCTGTTCAGCTAAAACCTGTTCTGTTGCTTCAAAAATTATTCTTTCTAATTCATCACTTTTCATTTTCATAATAATAATTTCCTATTTAAATGGCCATTTAATCCCTGTTTTACTAAAAAATTTATTAGCTGCCGAATCTAATTTGGCCTTATTCTTAATGACTTTGGGATCAGTAAGTCCGTACTGTTTGGCAGCATCTAGATATCTTTTTTCACGCGATAAGGCAGACATAAAGGCATCTATTTCTGATTTGTTACCCCGTACCCTTACAGGAATGTTAACATTTCCAAACATTGCTTTAAGCATCATTTCAACAGCGGTACCGAACATTCCCAGCACATTAAACAGTTCATTAACTTGTCCATCGCTATTTTTTAATTGTTGCAAATCAATAATAATTGGAATTAATTCTTTATCGCTATCATCGTTCATGTAAAATATTCCTTGGCGTATAATAAATAGTGTAGGAAAAAAATAAAAGCGGGTCAAATCCCGCTTTAAAATTTATGATTGCCTCTAGGAAGCTTAGTCATTTTATTATTGTTTTCTGCTGGTTGATTTACATCTTTTAAATGTTTTAATAAGCGCGAAACAAACCAACGGCGCAAGCCGAGCGGTAAAGTATACGCTTCAGAAAAATTCCAGTTGCCATTCTGTATAAGGAAAAATATTTCCTCATAAACAGATTGCATATATTTATTATCCAGGCCAAAAAAAGTCCGCTGTAAACGGGACTTCTACCTCCTCATCTGACCCACACTCGTTACACACAAATGATTGTATCAAATCAATAGTTGGCATTATATCAGCATAAAGTGCTCTAAAATAGCGTGAATCAAATGCTGGCATGTTGTCAACAAATTGTTCTATTATTCTTTTATCTGTTTCATTATTTACTGACACTATAGCTATTTTAAGCTGTTCGGTAATGGCGGTATCGGGCAAATCATTCTTTCTTCTTCGCTGGGCGGTTTTTGTGAGCTTTACTTCATCTTCACCAGTTAGTAAACGAAACTCAGCGTTGACACCCGACTTTGGCAATATGGTTATAAATGTCCCATTTGCAGTTTCTGTAACGCTAAGTTCGCGCCTGCCTTCTGTCATGTTGGTTGATGAAAGTTCATTTAAATCAAAAGTATGTGTATTGGTTGTGCCACATTTTGGACAGTCAACTTGTGTTTTATAGTCTGCACCATATCCCGAACATCTAGCTGCTAATAATATTGCATTTTTATCGCCAATTAATAATGTATTAACTCTAATACTTTGGTCTAACACGATGTTTTGCAACAATCTTTCTACTGCTATTCCTTTTCGTAATAATGTTTGTGATGAAAGAATATCCTCATCTTTAGCTGTCATATAACGGATTTCTATCACTTCTTTATTATAAAGCGGATGTGTATCTGGATAATACTTGCCTCTAGATGGAAGTTCAACAAACTCTGTTGGCGTTACAAACTGTAATCCATTTGATTCTTCTTGTTTTGGTTGCGCAACCTGCTGTTGCTGCGGCGCAGCAGCGCTCACAGGCGGCTCAACTTCGGGAGTGTTTAGACGCTCCTCGTTATTGCGTACTGTCATTTCTACCTCTTATAGTAATTATATTTTAATTTAAAATTTATTAGTTTTACACTAATTTTTGTGGACTATTTCCAACTGTACCATCTCCAGAGACTTCCATTATTGCCCAATCGTAACGAAGTGTTACGCTTATTGATACAAGATCCTCTGTTCCATAATCCAGATCACCTAGACTCACTTCTGTAACGAATGGATTATGTAAGTACCATTGCTCAACTACATAGTTGTCTGGGTCTGACGATTCTGGGGCTGGTCCGAGTTGTTTAATAACGACCTGATTTAGTGAATCTGGTCCAACTGCGGCAGCTTTTGATATGGTTGTTGCCTGAGCCTCAGCGACATTAGAAGGAAAATTATAGCCTGCTCCGAGAAGCATTCTGTATAGCATAGCAGTTGCATCGGGATTTACCGGATCAACCAAAGTTACCTCAACTGTACCCCACTCTACTCTACCGGGATAATAAAAAGTGTGATTTAAATACTGATGTGGTGTCTCTGTTACAGTGAAACCCGGCTTGCTGACAGATTTAGCTACCCATTTTGATAGATTCCCGCCATCAGAACCAAATTCCACGATAAACCGAAATCCTCTTTTCGGTTCTAATGTTGGATTGCTCCAAAAATTATTTGCGCTTGTTTCTGCCATTATTGTTTATCTCCTTCCTTTATGATAACTAGCCTTGTATATTTATTTTTCCTATTAATCTTCAAAAGAAGCTCCAGAATTTGTAATTGTAAAATCAATTGCAATATATTCAATTGCTTTGGCTGGCTTTAAGAAGATTTTAGCATACATGATATTTCTATCAATCAAGTCTGGTGTGGTTGTTGTGCTGTCCAGAATTAATCTATAATCTTCTAGTCCAAATCGCGCCTTTACACTTTCAAGGAAGCTTCTTGCGCGAGCGTTGAATCGATTCCAAGTTGAAGAAACATTTTGATCAAATAGCGTTGTCGCAGCCATCCGAGAAATCTCTTTCTTGATGAAAATTAGAAGTCTGCGCACATTAACCCTATCCAATGCAGATGGCGTTACTTGTAATGTCTTTTGTCCGAATATTACAATACCCTCGGCTGGAAATTGAGCAATGGGGTTGATATTTGCCTCGTATAGCTTGTCGCGTTCTTTAGATGTCAAGCGCTGGCGGATGCCAGTGACAGGGAGTCCTGCTGCGCCTTCCGATAATCCGCCTCTGGTAAACCCTGCAGGGGCAAACCACAATTCAGATTTTCTTTGAGCGCTTGATAGCACTCCAATAGCCACGATTGAGGGCGGAGCCCATAATTGCGCCCCACTAATGGTATCTTTAATTTGTACCCAGGGATAATAACATGCGCCATAGCTTGTGTTTAGCTCTCTATCTCGCATGTTGTTTACTGTTGTTGTAACATCTCCCTTGCGAGCAGTCTCAGATTTTGTGTTTTCCGTATTTGGAGTATAGCCACCTTCTACATCAATGATAGCTAGAGCATCGCCTCGACTTTCACAAACCCTGATCGCATGGTCAGTAATGACGGTCTTGGTAACTCCGGGTACAGAAAGCAAGTTCATCTCTACAACTTCGGGATCCGAAACAGTGTCAATGGCTCGCTTCAAGCTGTAATAAATATAGTTGCTTGCATCTGAAGTCCCAATAGATTCGTTTCTCAGTGGCTCTTTTTCATAGATATCGAGTCCATCGAACCCTCCGAACATTGGAGCGGTGAACCTATCAAAGCCATTGTTCAAAACGCCCTTATAAGATGCGCTAATTGCTGTGAATGAATTTTCTGCCGCCCTAGAGCCTGACACATATACTGCGCCAACTGATCCAGTGGGAATCAAGTCGTCCAAAGTAAACACAAAGGAGAACTCCGTAGCATCGCCCGTGCTGAATGAATCTGCATAATCAGGTAGTACTCTAACCGTATCTTTATAGCTTGGGTCAAATCTATTGTTGCCTGCTTGCGTAGTGTCGATTCCAAAATACGCCTCTTGGGGGTTTGCCATATCACCATCTGATGCTGACACTCTCAACGGAATAGATGGAAACAGGAAGGAAGCTGTAATTGCCATTCCTACTGAAGCTGTTCCCACTTCTACTAAGGGCGAGCCGCCATATGCACCCGCAATTGATTGGCAAATACTAGTATCTCCAGCGACCGCTACATTCTCAAAGTCGTTTGTGGTGCTGTTATCAGTTGGTGCGCCGCTGATGTCAATCGCTTTATCGGAGCCGGAAAGAACAACGAATCCTGTAAATCTAACAGGTCCGAAGAAGCCAAAAGGCAACAAGGTCGGATCTGTAGAGCCAGCGTCTACATCTTCATTCATTTCGACACGAACATACTTTGATTTATTTGGGTATGCTCCATATGTACGATACCTTCTATCAGTATCATCCCATACAATATGTTGAGTACCGATTCGCCTACCAATATAATCTGATGAATATGGATTCAATGTGACATTGCTGTATCTTTCAAGAATTCGTACCGCTCCATCGTGATCATCGGCTCTGCGTATTACCACAGAAAATGAGCCGTATGGGTCGAAGGTATTCGTTGAGGATTTAAGATCTTGAATAGAAATTTTAATATTTGCTTGTTCCCATTCTCCATTATTAATTCCCTGTAATCTAAATAATTTATTTTGCTGTTCCGCATCAAAAGTACCACTGTTGGTTGTAATATCTTGTGATATAAACCAGCCAGTTCGTGCATTTTGTGTGCCAAACTTAAAGTTTGAACCAACGCCAGAGGAGCCACTTTGTAGTCCAAGGATCATGCCGTATACACCGCCTGAACCGGTCTGGGACACATATCTTTCCACATGACGTTCATAAGTTGGTCCTAGGAAGTACTTCTTTCGCTGGTTGGTTCTTGTAACATCGTGATTGGTAAGAGTTGGGTTTGTGTTAAACACTTTTCTAACGTATCGGTCGGAAGATCTAGCGAAGTTAAATGCCGTGTCTTCTACGATATTGCCACTCTTATCTTTAATGATGGCTCTAAACTGTCTCTTGGCGTCAGTTGACTGAAAAAGTCCTGCGGCTCCTGTTACTATGTTGCCGCCTCGCAAAGTACCAGATAAGGCAATTGCACCTTCGTTGAGATACCAAACTGCAGCCAATACGCCTGTTGCTGGCGTGGTACCAGCAGCGGCTGAGTTAATCAGGAACAGTCCATAAGCACCACCATTGGAGCCAATGGCTGCGGCATTCGACTTTTCGGTGGTTGATCCGCCTTCATCTGTTCTCCATCCCGCTTCACCACCACCGCCATCTGTTACATCGGCATGCTGTGCTCCCAGTACTCTAACAATTGTTACAGGGGAGCTATTTCTTAAATATGCTTGTGCTGCATATGCCGCATAAGTAGGAGCCATGTAGTTGCCGTCACGCCAAACATCTCCGCCTCTACCTCCTGCGGATGGGTTACCAAAAATTTCAACAAATTCTGAAAAGGATTCCACCTTAACTGGTCTTAATCCTGGTCCTTTTTCAAATCTGCCAACTATAACGGGTCCAATTGGCTCAGGCGTTGCGGGTAATTGTGAATTATCAATTTCATCAATAAAGACGCCTGGAGAAACAAATTTAAATTTTCTTACATCTGACATGCGTAATGATCTCCTTATGACACTTAATTTGGGTGCGGTCTGTCGATAGTAAATAGTCTACAAAATGCCTAAAATCCAAATTACTCTCTATAAAACGGATCTGCGCTTCCTGAGATTTTTCTGTGCTGTGGCACATCTCCAAGTATGACATGCTCTTTAGGAAATGTTACTTCAACCGCATTTTCTCTATGTACAATTTTGGGCGTATCTTGGTTTTTGCCTGAGCCTATGATATGACCGAGTACACGCACATTAATATCGGTCTTATATGAACGCTCTTCATCGCCTAAAGATGTGATATTGTTTTCGACTGCATACTCTGATTCAAAAAAAGCTTCATATTTATGGTTATCTTTTGATAGTACTTGATAATTTATTGGTCCACTGGATACCATAAACGGCATTATCATTTCGTTCATTTGTTGTTGGTATTCCGTCTTCAAAGTGAGTTTATAATTTAATTCTAAATATAGTGGAATTGGGATTGATACAGATTTATAAACTACTTTTTTAGTTTTGCGCGGAAAATTAAGTTGCCCATGTCCTACATTTCTCTTGCCCATGGGTCCAGTCATTTTTTTTGATTCCGCATTAACAAAATTAGCCGTTTTGTCTTGATTGATAACTCTGGCAATTGTTATGTTGCCATTTTTATGATCGCTCATGGGATTTCCCAACCCTCTAATAGAACCCTTTTTCTCTAAATCTTTAACAATCGATGTTCGCTCTATCACAATTAATGGAAGTTTTATGGCACCTTTAACATCGCGCACATCTTGTTCGTTTTTAATCTGAAAAGCACGCTCTGCGCCTGCCCATATAATAGGTACCGGAATCCAGCCCTTATTGGTTTGTGTATGAATCTCTAGATTATCAAGATATTCGAATAAGGCGCGATCAATAGTCTCAATTGTAGAAGGTCTAATTTCTATTTCTTGAGTCTTGTTCTCATAATGATCAGACTCATAATATTCATCATCAACAGGCATCGAATAGTCCCTCTCTAGATCTAATACATTTAGCAACAATTTCTAATTGATGATCAACCTGACCAAATAATTGTTTTGGCTCAGATAAGCTAACAATTTCATAGTATATATCGCCGTAGTAAACAAAGTCCCCTTCTCTAACATATAGTTCTTGGTCTTCTGTTAGTCTTCTTTTGTGGAAATAAACAGTAATGTTGGATATTTTGTCCATTCCAATAGCTGTATCTGCCTTTGTTTGTAGTCCTTCATAGTCTACTAAAACATGAACTCGTATAGGTGAGAGAAATGTTTTTTCAATAGCCTCGCCATATATATCGTGGTAATTTGTATGTTCCCGACTTAGCGGATAATATACAACTTGTTGACCAATTACTCTTTCAATTAATTCGTCATTAACTTGTTTAACCAAATTTCTTTCTTTTTCCCCTATAAATAATGGGGGGGGCGGATTATCTGGCTGATCCCATTTGTTGCCTCCTGACATAGTTTACTCCTTTACCCCAAAAATATTGGTATTGGAGCGCCCTGCTGTATGGTAGTGACCGACTCCGCTTTTGTTGCATCCATTTCTAACAGTTTCTGATAAGTTAATTCATCTAATACTGTTTTTAATTCGTCTCTTAGTTTGTCTTGTTCTTCTCTGGCTTGGCTCATCAAATCGGAGCCATTAAGGGTTACAGATTCTCCTGGTATTGGGATAGCGGCAAATTTACTTCTTATTTGTCCTAACGTTTCTTTTGTTAAAGATAGCGCAAATCGTCTAATCCATTGCTTCCCAATAGAATTAATATTCTCATATGATATATTAGCAAATGGCAAGGTATTCATATTATTAATACCTTCTACCCCTGTTGTTCTGTCGCCATCTTCTTCCCAAACATCTGTATCGATTGTAAATTTAAAATGAAAATATTTAGGACTTGTAGTAACGGGTGTTGGATATATTCTTAAATTATTATTATGTAATTCATATGCATAGTGAGAATTTCTTGTATAAATCGCGTCTTCGAATGCAATTGATTGTGCTTTATTTTGCCACACTGGAACAAGTTGGAATGTAGAATCGTCTGCATATTGACCATAATTTGCAAGGTTTCCAACTGTATTTAAGCCACCATAATAGCCAAAAAATCTCCACATAGCATGCGGTGTTTTATAATAAACATCTTTAATAATAACTTTGGTTACACTGCCGCTTGCAATCTTGCCAGCATACGGCACTGGATGTCCAGTGGCGGGATCTGAATTATCGTTGGAGGCGGAATATATTGCTGCTTGTAAATCATAATCTTGCACATCGGCTATTCTTTCAAAAGAGCCCGAATACACAGTCTCTGTGCCCCCCGCATCTGCCTCTTTGGACATCGCCTGACCAAACCTACGTGCATAAGAAAACTCAATCCTAGGATATTTTAGAGCTACATTTGTTCCGCTAAGACTTGATGAAAGAGTACTGTCCGACATTTCACCTTTGTGATCAAATGTGCCAGTTGAATCTCCAAGCATATCAGATAAAACATTTTTTGCTTGATGCACGTTAAGAATATAAGAATATTCCAAACAAGCTTCTTCATATGCGGCATAAACATTGTCGGCTTTAATTTCTAAATCTAAGACATCACCACCAAGCTTTTTATAAGTATAAGCAACTTGTGATGAGGCTCCAGAGAGAAAGCCTGCAGATGACGTATAAACCCCAAATGGACATGCGGCTGCAACTAATGATGTGCTACCTGTTGAAGTTAGTGTAGATGCATTAGTAGTACTTTTTGGTGTTAAGGTTGGTGCCGTTGCCATATATATACCTCCGCTATCATAAATAGTGAGTTGGACAAGGAAAATATAGTTTTATAAAATAAAAACCCCCCTGTCAAAAGGGGGGTTAAAATATAAAATATTATTAAATTTTAGTTATCCGCGAAAGTGACCCCGGTGTCCGTGGCAGAAACCAAGCTACCAGCTAGGAACCAGTTGGTTCCATCACAATAAACCTCAACCCACGTTCCCGCATCTGGGGTGAGAAGATTGACTCTAGAGTTCGATGAAAGATTTGGATGATAAACAACCATATCGTCACCGCCATTGTCTGGATCGGATTGCGAAACTCCACCAATATAAAAGTTGGTGTCAGAGCCAGTATTAACCTGAAAGTCTTGGGCATCGGCTGCGCCGCCGACAAACACGAACCTGTACTGAAGTCCGTCTGCTGCAGTGGGAAGCGAAAAAATGGAATCGGCAGCTAAACCAGCAGCAAGGGGTCCAACTATAATAGTTCTTCCGCTTTGTGCTGCCGTTAACGAAACCGTTGCGGTTCCTTTGACAAACCCTGTATAGGCAGCATCCTTAATTGTCGTGTTAGACAAATCAAGTTCTTCTGCAAATCCCTCCAATCTAGCTTCTAATAAAGCGTGAGATAGTCTTTTAGCCATTAATAATTTCCTCCAATACACCAAAGTGCTTTATCTATATATAGTCTGTTCCCGTGTGAATACCACATGTTTTATAAAAAAATACCCCCGCCGAAAGGCGGGGGCATTAGTATGCTAGGTGCTTGTTTGCTAATTAGCCAACAAGGTCTAGACAGATGACAAGACCGTAATGGTCTGGACGCACCATCTTCTTACCGTAGCGGGTCATCACGCCCTTACGGGGTACGAAGTCTTCCGTACCAAAGATAGTGGGAGTGACCTGTAGTGGCACATAAGGTGCGTATACATAGCCGCTCTCCAAGAAGCTGTTGCCTCTGCGACCTACTAGAACCACGTTACGTGGGAAGTAGGGATCGACGTAGACATCGAACTTCTTAGACACATTACCGACGTTGACAGCACTGACAGAACCTCTGTCAGCATCTGCTGTGACGTTTGCACGGAATCCAGCCGTGAACTCAAGAACGTTGGCAACTTCAGGTGAACACACCAAGAAGTTAGCGCCGCCGCGTAGAGTCTTGCGGTGAATTTGTGCTGAAACATCGTTGATTGTTTCAACAAGTGTCTCATACCACTCGGATACTGTACCAGTGAAGTCAGGCGTAGCAGTTGTTGCGCCAACCTCAACACCAGTGGTGCGGTTAACGAACTTGCCTGCGTGACGTGACCAATACCGAACACCAGCAGTTCCACCCTTAACAAGATCTTCAAGAATTTCTCTATCGATCTCTAGAGCAATTTGCTCGGATAGAATACTGGTTAGCTCGACTTCGGCATCCAAGTTGTGATAGGCGTTCAAGTCCTGTCCTAACTCGGGTGTCCACTTAGCCTTGAGCTTCTTGGTTACAGCAGTGATGCTGATGGAGTCCACCTTGATATCAATCTCGGGAATTCCTTCGTCATTCTCAAGTCCCCATGTTGACTGTCCAACAACAGCACCAATGGCTTCGTTGGATGCAGCAGCGGGGTTACCTGCGAAATCATCTGCTTCCGGGAAGAAGATCTTAGGTGCGCCAACACATAGTGAAGACGATAAGTCTTCCAAGTTCGCACTACCAGTACCAACAGCAACAATTAGTAGTTGTGCCTCATTGGGAGAACCCTTATGAGAACCACTATATTGTGTAAGTCGGCGTAGCTGTGTACCACCCAAGGGTAGTGAGCCATGACGCTTACCGTTGCCTAGACCAGTCTTAGAACCGGAAACTACAACACCAACAAGGTTATCCTTGTTCCACTGTGTTAGATTGGACGTTCCCAATCTACCAATTACACACTTAGTTGAACCGGATGTCAGGTCTGGATCATAGCGCAAAATTGCGTCCATGTCCGCGCCTACTGAACCGGAACCATCGACAGCGGCTAGTTTATTTGCTCCACCTTGTGAAGAAAGATACCAGACACCACCAAATGTACCTGATGCTAGAACAGTGAATGTTGCACCAGTGGTTGTGTAAGAACCTGTCGGTGAGGAATATCCTTGGTTTAAGGCATAGAAGCCACGCTCTGCGTTAGCCGCAGTTGTGTCTCCTAAGTCCACACCTCCAGTGAGTTGCTGACCAACAACACCGCCACCATATAGTGAATCGTTGTCGTTTTCGCCCAATCGAGGGGCTGTACCGGGTGTCACCTGGAAATCTAGAAAGAAGATTAGTCCAGATGGCAAGCTCATGGGCTGCACTGAAACAAGTTCATTTGCAACCAAGCTGCCGAATACACGCCTAACAATTGGGAATGCTACTGCCGCAAATCCTTCAACATCGCCTGCTGCCATGGTTGAAGCCTCACGAAGTAACTCTTTTGCTTGATTTTCAAGCAACCGAGCCATTGTATCACGACCATGCTCATTATTGAGCCCTTCTAGAAGTCCTGTTCTTTCCCACTTGGAGAGAAGAGCAGCACCTTCCTTCTGTAGATCACGACTAACAATGCCTTCAGTTAATTTTTTTAATACAGACATCTATTTTACCTCCTTAATTGTTTAATCGATACCTGCTAATTTTTTCATTCGCACAAGTGCGGGATTAGCTGTATTTGTATTATTATTTTGCCGTCTTGGCAAAGTTGATGAAGGTCTTGATACTGCTTCGCGGAGTGATTTTGGAGCTTTATTATCTTTCGATACTCCCACTGCGCTTTGAAGGGTTTCGTATATAACCTTCGCCTCCTCCACCGAATCGGCTTTTGAAATAGATTCGACAATTTTCTCTTTTTGTCGCTCATTCAAGGAGGTGCTATTCAAAACACGATTCGTGTAAAGTAATCTTGCATTTGATAAGTTTACGCTTCCTACGCGCTCTTTCAAATTTAATATTGTTTTTGTAAGTTTTGCGGTTTTTGATTTATATTTCTTTGCTTGTTCCATCAATTCGTCGCGTACTTTTTTAAGTTCTTCGTTTTCTTCTGCTAGTTCATCATCGCGCAAAGCTGCCAAGCCAACATCTTCCATTTCTCTGACTCGTGATGTTGGGGTGGTTCTTCCGCCCAGACCAGCATCAGGTGTGCTAAGATCAACTGCTAATGTTTCGGCTAATTTGGCTATAATTTGTTCATCTAATGAATATTCTTCATCTTCTTGAAGTGCCATTTCTGGTGCGGTCATTTCGTCGGGAGCACCTGCTGCACCCAAACCTTCTATGTCTTCAAATCCTTCCAGTCCGCCAACATCTTCTTCGCCAGCTTCAAGCTGGTCAATAGCTGCGCTTAACGCAGGTAAATCAATTTCAACTTCAATTGGCTCGTTTTCTGCGGGCTGACCTTCTTCGTCTTCGGCTGCAGATAAATCAATTCTTTGTACAACTGGGCTTTCCTCTGCTTCTTCCTCGCCGCCGATGCCAAGTTCTGCTCCGAGATCTCCTCCCATAATATCCTCAAGCCCCTCTTCCTCTTCGGGCTGCTCAAGAAGCATGTCAACTGCATCTTTAATTTCTGTTGAATATTTTTCTAGTATTGTTGATTCGGCATTTTTCATAGCCGCCTCTCTTAATGCTGATGCATCAACAATTGCTTTTTCTAACATAGAAGACATAGATTCACTCCATTGTACATAAACTTGTCACAATTAAATAGTCTGCAAATTCATTAAATGCCACATAATATTGGTTATATCTTTTCTTGTCTATGCAATTCTATAAATGCTAACCGCTGGACTGGCAACGTTAGTTGCTCTCACTCTAAATCTGGCTGAATCCTCGGATCGAATTGCCATGTTTCCTACAAGATCAACACCAGTTCCAGCAGTCATTGTTATATCTTTATCTGGACCTGTGGCGGCATTTAAAATAACAAAATCAAATGATGAATTAGGTTCTGGATTGGTCATTCCGCCTACAATATTGGTTGCTGTATCTGTAGCTTTACTGCGATTTTGTGTTGGCGTAACTGTGGCTATTCCCTTTAGCATTTCGGATATTGCAATAGCGGTGGTATCGTCGCCAAGATCATCTGGTGCCTGTTGTGTCATCATGACGTTGCCACTTATATTTACATCTTCGGTAAATATAGAGCCAAGGAAGGTGGCTCCGCCAGAAGAAGATAGTGTGCCTTGCAATGTCAACGGACCATGGTTGATACTAGAGCCTGTAACGGTGGCACCAGCTTGAATACTTAAAGAGTGACCGGCAATGCCTGCTGCACCCGAGATAGAACCAGTAACTGTTAGTGCCCCTGCAGTCATTATACTGCTTGAGGCTTCAATGGTATTTGCAATGATGCCGCCCAGGAAGCTTGCCCCCACGGAACAAGAGATATTTCCGGCTTGAATTGTTAGAGGTCCGTGTAATTTACCAGATCCTGTAATTTGGAATCCGTTTTGGATAGCAAGCTGGTGCCCTTTAACAATTGCGGAACTTGATATATTGCCTGTGACCTCCATGTGTCCACCGGCGAAAATGCTACTTGAGGCTTCAATGGTGTTCGCAATAACGGTGCCTAAGAATGTAGCACCAGCGGAAGAAGATATATCATCGGCATATACTGATGTTCCAGATACGTTCAGCCCGTTAGCAAATAATGGCTTGTTAATATTTATTGCAACATTGCCAGATACGCTTGATGGGCTAAAGGTGGCAGCAGTCAAAGTTCCACTTACATTTACATCTTCTGCAAATATGCTGCCCAGAAAGGTTGCACCGCCTGAGGATGATAGAGTGCCGTTTTCAAGCGTTAGTGCTCCATGGATGATGCTAGAGCCCGTAACTTGGAATCCGCTTTGGATAGCAAGCTGGTGCCCTTTAACAATTGCAGAGCTTGATATATTGCCTGTGACCTCCATGTGCCCACCGGCAAAAATGCTGCTTGAGGCTTCAATGGTGTTTGCAATGACACCTTGTAAGAAGGTTGCGCCACCTGAAGAGGAAACATAGGAATCCGATGGGAGCGTAATATTGTGGGAAGATGACAATATGCCATGTAATGTTAGCGCACCGTGATGGGTCGATGACCCCGTGATGGCTGCGCCAGCCTGAACTGTCAAAGAGTGACCCGCAATGGATGCTGCGCCCGAGATAGAGCCAGTAACTGTCAACTTGCCAGCAGTCATAATACTACTTGAGGCTTCTAATGTATGGGTTATTAATCCTCCGACGAACATTCCACCCTTAGAAGACGACACTGCACCAGCAGTAGTTATAGTTCCACTAGTCGCTAGCGTGCTGTTAGCAATAACATTGCCTAAGAAGACCGCGCCTGCTGAAGATGATAAGGTGCCATTGTCAATCGTTACAGAGCCGTGGAACTGATTAGATCCCGTAACTTGAATACCTTCTTGGATGGCAAGTTGTTGACCTTTGAGAATTGCAGAACTTGATATGTTACCTGTTACCTCCATCGCACCAGCAGCCATTATGCTGCTTGAGGCTTCAATGGTGTTTACAATTAAACCGCCTAGAAGTACTGCCCCTGCAGAAGAACTTAATGTTCCTTGCAATGTCACCGGACCATGGTGTACGCTTGAGCCCGTAATTACTGCACCGGCTTGAATTGCTAATGAATGTCCTTGAAGCGCCGCAGAAGATGTAATATTACCTGCTGTCGTGGTAGCGCCTGACACATTAAGAGTATTACTTATGGTTGTGCCGCCACCTACGATAAGATTACCAGCGGCACTACTAATATCTCCGACAATTTTTAAGGATGCGCTTGCCAATATGTCATTTGAGAAGATTACTTCGCCGCCAAAGATTGCTTCACCGGAAGATGAAAGGTTACCTTGTAATGTTAATGAGCCGTGATTAATGGTTGAGCCTGTAATTGTTGCACCGGCTTGAATTGCTAAAGAGTGCGCTTGAATGGCTGCGGAAGATGTAACATTGCCCGCTGTAGTAATAGCGCCTGTCACATTAAGAGTATTACTTATGGTTGTGCCGCCGCCTATAATAAGGTTGCCTGCAGCGCTGCTTATATCTCCGACAATTTTTAAGGATGCACTTGCCAATACGTCATTTGAAAGGATGACTTCGCCGCCAAATATGGCTTCACCGGAAGATGAAAGATTGCCCGCCAAGGTTGTAGTGCCTGATACATTGAGCGTGTTACTAATTGTTGTGCCGCCGCCTACGATAAGATTACCCGCAGCGCTGCTGATATCTCCGACAATTTTTAAGGATGCGCTTGCTAATACGTCATTTGAGAAGATTACTTCGCCGCCAAATATGGCTTCACCAGAGGAAGAGATGTTTGCAGCATAAACCGACGTACCAGATACGTTCAGCCCGTTAGCAAATAATGGCTTGTTAATATTTATTGCAACATTACCAGATACACTTGTAGGGCTAAAGATGGCAGCAGTCAAAGTTCCACTTACATTTACATCTTCTGCAAATATGCTGCCCAGAAAGGTTGCACCGCCCGAGGATGATAGAGTGCCGTTTTCAAGCGTTAGTGCTCCATGGTGAGTCGATGAGCCTGTGATTACTGCGCCAGCTTGAATTGCTAGGCTGTGTCCTGAGACGGCTCCAGAGCCTGTTACTGCCCCGGCCACTGTTAATGTGTCTCCATCAAATGTTAAATTAGCCTCACCATCTAACTCCGTTGTTGTGCTGCCTATAGAAACTAATCTATTTTCAGATTTATTATTAACTCCTGTAACTGCGCCACCGGGAGTAGCCAGCACAAAGCCGCCTAGGGTGGAAATGGCAAGAAAACTTCCTGGTCCTGCATGAGTTCCACTTGCAATTAATGTACCAGTAACTTGTCCGTGCATTACTGTGGAGCCTGTTACTTGAAATGATCCGGTTCCTACACCGCCAGCACTAGGGCTTCCGCTTATAAATACGGTAGAAGCCGTTACATACATTGTGCGCGATGCAGTTAATTCGTGTGTAACGTCGAATGATGCAGTAGTTTCTAGCTGCGACGGGATTCCTGTTAAACCTTCAGCGTTTCCTTTCCATGGCAGTGATGAAGAAAGCATTCCATCTGAAGAAATTGTAAGCGTGGTGACACCACCAGAACTGGTAACTACCAATCCGCCTGTGACTGGAGTAGTGCCGGTGCCCGATGATCCCGATATGCTGCCTATAAATGCCATTTATTAATCCTCTAATTCCTGAAGCATCATTTTATACTTCTTGCCTGTTCTATTATTCACCACACATAAATAGTCTTCTTCCTCAAGTATTGTCCAATCTCCTCGCTCATTTCTTAGATGTAAGTCGCCTGTATAAAGATTTGCCCACCTCTTTGATGCGCTTCCTAAATTATGAGTATTATCGGCAACTGGTAATACATTTCCTGCTACAGTTGTGGCTCCACTTATATTTAGATCTTCGGTAAATATAGAGCCAAGGAAGGTAGCTCCGCCAGAAGAAGATAAGGTGCCCTGCAATGTTAATGAGCCGTGATTAATGCTCGAACCTGTAATGGTGGCACCGGCTTGAATTGCTAGAGAGTGTCCTTGAATGGCTGCGGAAGATGTAACATTGCCCGCTGTAGTAATAGCGCCTGTCACATTAAGTGTGTTGCTTATGGTTGTGCCGCCACCTATAATAAGATTACCGGCAGAACTACTAATATCGCCAACAATCGTTAAAGATGAACTAGCCAACACAGCATTCGAAAAAATAGCTTCTCCACCGAATATTACTTCGCCAGAAGAAGAAAGATTGCCTGCCAAAGTAGTAGTGCCTGATACGTTGAGCGTATTACTAATTGTTGTGCCGCCACCTACGATAAGATTACCAGCGGCGCTGCTGATGTCTCCGACAATTTTTAAGGATGAGCTTGCTAATATGTCATTTGAGAAGATTACTTCGCCGCCAAAGACTGCCTCGCCGGAAGATGAGATATTGGCAGCATAAACTGATGTACCTGAAACGTTGAGCCCGTTAGCGAATATTGGGCTGTTAACATTTATTTTGACGTTACCGGACATGGCTGATGGAGCGAATGTCGCCGCAGTCAAAGTACCGCTTACATTTACATCTTCGGCAAAGATAGAGCCAAGGAAAGTCGCTCCACCAGAAGAAGACAAAGTGCCATTTTGAAGAGTTAGTGAACCATGATTAATGCTTGAGCCTGTAACTGTCATACCGCTTTGAATTGATAAAGCGTGACCCTGGATTGTCGCTGAGCTACTTACGATTCCAGTAATTGCCAAGGGTTTTGACAAGTCCATTCTTGTATTGCCATGATCCCAAGTTAAGTGTGCGTTGGCACCACTGATAATTAATCCAAATCCATCCGCATCTGCTGAATCTGCGGCTCCAGAAGCAATAATAAGTGAACCGGACATATCAACATTGTGCGCTGTGGTTGTTGTACTCTTTAGCGTGTTAACTTGTAGTTCGTCAAACGAGCCAATTGATGCGGTAATTGTTCCAACATTATAAATATTTTGACTGTTTGCGAATAACGCATTGCTAAGTTTTAAGCCTTCGGAAGCAGTAATCTGCGCCGTGCTGGTTACCACATCAGACGCAGCATTGCCAAGTTGCACATTACCACTAATATTTACCACACCAGCAAGGAATGTTGTTCCTGATACTTCTAATGTAGAGTCTGTTATAAAGCCGCCATGAGCACTTACTCCCGAAGAAGCAGATATTTTAGATGGCGAAAAGGCTCCAGCGGTTGACAATGTGCCACTTATATTTACATCGTTAGCAAATATATCACCAAGGAAGGTCGCGCCACCGGAAGAAGATAGGGTGCCATTTTCAAGTGTTAGTGCGCCATGATGAGTTGATGAGCCTGTAATGGCAGCACCGGCTTGAATCGATAGAGAGTGTGCAGAAAGTGCTGCTGCCCCTGAAATGGAACTTGTAACCGTTAGTGCACCTGCAGTCATTATACTGCTTGAAACTTCGACAGTGTTTGCAATAATTCCACCCAAAAACACTGCACCAGCGGAAGAAGACAGGGTACCATTTTCAATTGTCAGCGCACCGTGGTGAGTTGACGAGCCTGTAATTGCAGCACCAGCTTGAATTGCTAGGCTATGTCCTTCGATTTCCGCTGCTCCTGAAATGGAGCTTGTGACCGTTAGTGCACCAGCAGTCATTATACTGCTTGAAACTTCGACAGTGTTTGCAATAATGGTACCTAGAAAGCTTGCTCCAGCCGAGGATGATAGGGTGCCATTTTGAAGTGTTAAAGCACCATGATGGGTTGATGAGCCTGTAATGGCAGCACCGGCTTGAATTGCTAGGCTGTGTCCTTGAATTGCGGCTGCCCCACTAATTGATCCAGAAGCTACAATTGATGTTGCTTTGGTAAAGGTGGCTGTTCCGCCAATCATCACTGCTTCTGAGCTAGAGAGCGGAGTGGCAAGAATGAAGTCGTTGTTGCCTGTATGTTTCCAGTAGGCAACAGTTGTAGTCCCATCTTTAATTACTAACCATCCATTATTAAGGATTTCCCATGTATTTTCATTATCTTGCAAGACCAATCCGGCTGAGTCCCCAGAACTGTTGCCAATATGTACAAATTTGGTCGCTGAATTGGGAGATGCGGGGGATGTCTGACCAATCCCGGCGTATGGAGAGACAATAAGCGTTCCGCTGAAATTTGCATTTTCTGCGAATATATCGCCTAGGAAGGTCGCACCACCGGAAGAGGATAGGGTGCCATTTTGAAGTGTCAATGAGCCGTGATTAACGCTTGAGCCCGTAATTATTGCACCGTTTTGGATTGCTAGGCTGTGTCCTTGGATTGCGGCTGTTCCACTTATATTGCCTGAAACTGATACGGTTTTACTAAAACTGGCTGCTCCGTCCATCAGCATGCCGTGAGAAGCTGACAGGGCTCCAGAAAGAGTTAATTTGTGACTAACTGTGGTGGTGCCAATTCCTATGTTATCTAGGAAATATGATTTACCCTGATCTCCATAACTGCCTGTTTGCTGAATAGAGCCAGTAAACGAGTGATCATCGTCCAATGTATCGCCAAACTGGTTAGAACCAGTCTGTGACATAATGGTAGATTGTACATAATTTACGTTTCTAACATTTAATGTATTACCAACAATAGTACCAGATACTTCTAAGTTACCTGTTACAGCCATGACATATGTGCTGTCGTTCCAAGTTAATCTGTTGGTGCCAGAAATGGCAGTGTCACTAGTTTTAAATTGTAGTGAATTGTTGCCGCCAGCAGTGCCGCCACCGGAGCCGGTTATTGCTGTGCCGTCTCCTATATATGCCCATCCAAAATCAGCCATTTATTAGTTATCCTTGAATATAATATTAGCACCTATAAATAGATCGCTAGCTGGATAAACTCTATGGGCTTTGTTATTTTTTATCTTTAGTCAATTCCGTAGTATTCAATGTAGACGCCAATCGTTCCCGCAGACGGGTTTGTAGTACCGTTATCGCCTGCATTGGCAATATACACTTGCATATCGGATGCACCTACCCACTGCAGATCATCATTAATCCAGACCTCTTTTTCGTCAACTCCATCCCCCATATTAATATCTTCGGCACCGGAAGCGTTATCTGTTGATCTAGTACCCGATGCGCCTGCTCCCAATATTTCAGTCGATACGCTAACATTGGCATGAGATGTGGTCAAATCCGCATCACCTGGATGCTCGTCTTGATCAATGATAAATATATTATGTGTTTGTGTGCCAAGATTTGAATCTACTTCAACAACTGCAACAACTCTGGTTATAACGGATTTTGCCGGTATCGTAATTCCTAGGATTTGTTCGCAAACTGTTTGGGCAGTGCTATCCACAGTTCTGATGTCCACAGAGGAATGGACCATCTTTTTACCCTTACCGACATTAATAACTTGTGCACCAAGAGAAGATGATATATTTAGATCGCCTTTGATGAATGTCGAGCCTGTTGCTTCAATGTTGGTGGCTTGAATTCCGCCAAGGAATGTAGCTCCATAAGAAGAGGAAATAGGACCATGAACTTTAGTCGAGCCTGTAATATTAATTGTATCAGCGGCTGCGTTGCCAAGGACGGTAGAGCCACTCACATTAAGATCATCTCTCGTGGTTAATGGACCAACAACCGTGCCTGCAGCAGCAACATTTAAAGCACCAGATGTATTTAAATCGCCTTGCGTAGTTACACTGCCTGTCGCTTCAAGCGTGCGAACTGTAATTAATCCTTGAACAAAAGTGCCGCCGAAAGAAGATGAGTAAGGTCCGTGCTGTGTTGTGGAGCCTGTAATATTAATTGTGTCAGTTGTGGCATCTCCAAGAACAGTGGAGCCACTAACGGCTAAACTGCCTTGTGTAACAATACTTCCCGTCGCTTCAATCGTTCGAACTGTAATTAATCCTTGGGTGAATGTAGCTCCTTGTGAACAAGATACGGGACCATGTAATATGGTGGAGCCTGTAACTGTTGCACCATCTTGAATTGCTAGGCTGTGCCCTTCGATTGCCGCTGCTCCCGAAATGGAGCTTGAAGCCTCAAGTGTGCCTGCGGTCTGTATGCTGCTTGAAGCCTCAAGGGTGTTTGCAATGATGCCCTGCAAGAAGGTTGCACCACCAGAAGATGATAAATAAGAATCTGACGGTAGCGTAATATTGGCTGAAGATGACAATACGCCATGAAGTGTCAAAGAACCATGATTGATGCTTGAACCGGTTACGATTGCGCCATCTTGAATTGCTAAAGAGTGTGCAGAAAGTGCTGCTGCCCCTGAAATGGAGCTTGTGACCGTTAGTGCGCCAGCAGTCATTATACTGCTTGAAACTTCGACAGTGTTTGCAATAATTCCACCCAAAAACACTGCACCTGCCGAGGATGATAGGGTGCCATTTTCAATTGACAAAGCACCATGATGGGTTGATGAGCCTGTAATGGCAGCACCGGCTTGAATTGCTAGGCTGTGTCCTTGAATTGCGGCTGCACCTGAAATGGAGCTTGTGACCGTTAATGCACCAGCGGTCATTATGCTGCTTGAGACTTCAATGGTATTTGCAATGATACCGCCTAGAACTACGACACCGCCAGAAGAACTTAATGTCCCTTGCAGTGTTAACGGACCATGATTCACGCTTGAGCCTGTAACTACTGCTCCATCTTGAATTGCTAAAGAGTGTGCCGAAAGTGCTGCTGCGCCTGAAATGGCGTCGTTAAATGCTGCGGCTCCCTTTTCGGATCCATCTAATGTAAGGAAGGTTGTGTCAGCGCCGCCGTCTGTGCCTTTAAATATAATATCTGTGTTGTTGGCTGCGGCGTCGATGGTTATATTGCCAGTATCCGTTGTTATGAGTACTGCTGCATCCCCGGCGTTGATATCATCTGCTGCAACGGACGAGCCTGGGGCTGCGGCAAGACTACCATCATTAGTAATACGGACATCTTGTCCTGTATCATCGGTAAAGAATAGGTCACATGGGGCATTTGATTTTACCCAAATTTGGCCAACTCCACCTGTATCGGACTCGGCATCTGCCTGTTCCGCGATCTTTACAACTCCAGTGCTTGTGCCGCTCTTAAATCCCATTTGCGTGTGACTCCCCTATTCAGTAAGGCCAGCGCCAGTAATATTAAACATGCGGCCATTGTCAATTTGTGTCAACTCTGCAATAATTCTAAAATTGCCATCATGACCATAATTGTTAGAAACATATATTTCTCTAGCCTTAACATTAAAGGTGATAGAGTCTTCGTCACTGTCTAACTCCACATAGTGAAGACCACCAATTACCCTGCCAGAACCTGTGGGATTAAAATGTACAGCCAAAGTTCCAGTACCATGATTAATTACAGTGATGTTTCTAGAAACTTGTGGAAATACAGCTTTAAATTCCCCGGCTTGTGGTAATGTTGCGGAGCCGGTTATATATGGAAGTCCAGCAACTTGATATGATCCAACATTGTGTAATCCAACGCCATATTGAGTCCATTTTTCATTTGATGCCATTATATATTCCTATCCCTTGTTATTCTATTTTTTGCGCTCTTTATAATTAGTAGCTTGTTTGCTCTTTTCTCTTTCGATTTGTTTTAATTTTCTTCGCCTTTTTTCATTCTTTTCTTCAGACGGCTTTTTATATCGCAAAGTCTCTTTGTATAAGTCAATAATTTTTGCTTTTTTAACTTTTCGTATAAATCTTTTTATTACTCTTTCATTAGAATCGTTCCGTCTAGATCTAACTGTAACGTGGGCTGGCTTGCTCATTTATAATTCCTATTTTATTAATTGTGACCAATTTTGTGTCATTGAGCCAAAAATATTGGAGATATCTACGCCCGCATCGGCGGGATCCACGTCGCCCAAAGGAGTGGACCCAGGTGTTTTGTTGCCGCCACCGTTCAATGGTCTGGTACCCTCGAATAAATTTACTCCATTGTATGAATCTTGACCAATCGCATCTAGCATTTGCGTCTTTGTATTAGATATTTGTTGCTTTCTTTGCTTTTCTGCTTGTATATATGCTTGTTCTTTTACTTGCTGCGCTTCCTGTATTTGCTGCTGTGTATTTGCTTGTTTTGATTCTGTTAACGTAGAAGCTCCTAGTCCACGGGTCACTTCCATTATAATTCCTGAGAGTACTCCCTCTTCAAAAATGACTTCTTTTATACACTGCTTTATTAATGGTTTTAAAACTTTTTTTAATTCCGCCTGTTTCATTCTTTACCTTTCAATACTTGATATAGTGCTCTATTAATTCGATCTGCTTTTGTTAATATGTTTGCTTTCTTATTTTCTGCTACCATAAATGCTCCTGCAGTGGAGGGCTCGGAAACAAAATCAAAACAAATTAATTGAAAATCATCTTCAACAACAGTTGTGCCTTGATCCTCATGTACAGAACCCATGCCGCGAGAAGAAATGCCAAGTTTAACTCCGCAATTAACTAATTCACGCAATATTTGTCCAGATGGGGTATTAAGCACCTGTACCTTGCCCATAACTGAATCTTTGTCCCACCATATATCCGTTACCATGTGAGAGGCGTTTGCTAAATTAATAGTGGCAGAATCTGGATGATCTAGTTCTCCTAATGCGCGGCGCTCTCTTACTAGTTTTTCATAATTCTCAACTTCTCGTCTTAAAATATCTTCGGAATAAACACGACCATTACCATTTAAATGGTTGGATCTCTGCATAACACCTGTTAAAAATAGTGCGTTGTTTTCTTTGACCATGCGCTTTTCATCTTCCGTAAGAAGATCGTCACATACGCCATCTGGGCAAAGCTCGTAATATTCTCGTAATAATAATTTACTCATAAGCTAAGAGCCCTTGCAGCATCGGCGGACTGGTTGCAACATCCATCTACTTGTCCAAATATTTGTATTCATGTTTAACTCCATTGTCTCCAAAAACCATATTTAAAATATATGATGTTCCTGATGATAGCCAACCTAAAATAAATAAATTAGCTATCTTATACTCAAACGTAAATAGTTCCGTATATCGATTAATTCCAAATAAAAATGCACCAACCCAGAAGCCCACACACATTGGACATTCAAATAATTTTTTTAATTTGCCCCTTGTCGGTCTTATAGAATCAAATAGTTTTCCGTAAACTAAAATTTGAGTTAGACCATATGCTGTTAATATAAAATATATTAAATTTATCATTAGATTTTATATACTGCACCTGTGCCATATGGACCCCTTAGCCAGCCTGGGCGTATACTGCCCTTTGTTTCTTCGTGTGGAACTTCGCCTAATTCGGTAGTTTCTTCATCGTTTGGATCGACATATCTATCGGATAGCATATCTTCATATGCATCCACATATTCGAAATAAGGTCTTTCTTCATCAATGAATTTGCTAATATTTAATATTAACATTTGTACAGAATCTACATCTTCGCTTTGCAAATATGTTGCTTCTAGTGAGCCATAAATATTACCGCCACGAATACTGTCAAGTTGTATTGTGCCCTTCGATCTTAAAAATTTAAAAAGTCTATCCTGTGTTGCATAAACGTCATCATTCAAAGATTTCTTAGGGAAAGCTAAAACTTTTGTTTCATTTGCGACAATGGCTATATCAACATCTGGATGATCTGAGACAATTAAATTGTTATCGAGCGTTTTTCGAATTATAAGCTTTACAGATGTAGTTGGACCTTCTTCTTCGGCTGGAAGTTCTCCCTCGGGTGGCTCTGCTTGTGAGCCAATTTTAAGTGTTATTGCCATTGTTTATTATTTCTTTTGTTAAATTTTGTATATTTAATATATCTGCGAGCATATCTTGATCAAATGGCTTTTGTTTAAATTCTTCTATTATAGATAACACTTTGTTAGTAGAGGCGGTCATATGAGAATCAGATTTAACTTCTTCAATTGTCAAAGAAGATTCAATTATCGTTCTAAGCCTGCCGATCTCCTCATTTAAATAAAGTTTAAACTCCGCACCGTTGTCAGCAAAAGACATTATATATTTATTTAACAGTGTTTTTTGCTCTTCGGATAAAATACCAATATATTGAGAGTTAAATGATTGTATAAATGTTTTAAATATCAAATTATCAATCGGCTTCATAGAATTGGTTTCTTTTGCGGTAAAGGTTGCGGTCATATCCTTAATAATTTGCTCTTCTAATAAAACGCTTTTTTTAATTGGCGTGTCGGAATTAAATATTTGCGATATCGAAGCTAAGTTTTTATAACTTGGAACAAAATTAGCATATGTAGTTTTCGGCAAATTTGCATTAATATCTTTAATCAGCGCAGTTTGTTCACCATAAATAGAAGTAGCGTCCAACGATGAATGTGCCATTTTTACTTTATATAATAATTTTTCTGCTGCATACGGCTCTAATTTGTCGGTTTCGTATATAGCTTTATACAAATCTAATTCTTTGCGAAGGTTCGTGCCTTTTTTAAATCTATTTTTTAAAATTGAAATAGCATTATTTTTCTTGGCGCTGTTGCCTTCAAGAATAGATTTTGTTATTTCACGTATTAACGCCTCATACAAAAAGGCTGTATTTCTTTTTTTATTATGTTTCATTTTTTTCGACATTTTTTTTATTAATATCCTTTTCTTCCAACTCAGTAATTAGGCTCTCAATATCTTGATTGACATTAAATATTTGTGTTTCTTCCATATTCTCAAAAATCTTATTAACGCTAAATAGCCCTGGATCTGTCATCCATAGCCCTCGGGCTCCGTCCACACTAGAGTCGCCCTGCCTGGGCGCTCTGCGTGAGTGTCGTTTCCTTGGTCCTATTTTGTTAATTCGTCTTCGATCTTTATCTTTTTTAACAGAGTTATATGTATGTCCGTGTGCCTGTTCTTCACCACTTTTTTCAGTTGGTTCGTCTTCTCTTCGCCCAGGAGGTGCGGCTAACAGTGCTCCCGCAGCTTCTTCATCGCCGGGTTCTTCCAGGGGTTCTTCGCCTCCAAGTCCTTCCTCTCCTTCAAGACCTTCAAGACCGCCCATCTCGTCTTCCAAGCCGCCGCCCATGCCAGCAAGTCCTTCTTCTCCGCCGCCTGCCGCAGCTTCTGCTTCGGCTTCAAGTGAAGCTTCAAACTTCCTATCATAAAACATTTCTCTTTGATTTCTAAGAAATTCATCATCGGACATGTTAAAGATTTTTTCAGAAACCCATCGCTTGCTGAAAAAGCCCTCGGTAGCCTGTCCCCCAACTTCAAACTTTGTTCTCCAATGCTCCAATTCTTGCAATTCTGCAATTTTAGATGGATTGTTTAGTGACAATTTAAAGCTAATTAAATCTTCGGAACGATAGCCCATAGTATAAAGGTGAATAATACCAATCTTTTCCATTTCAGCAATAACAACTCTTTGTAGTCTTTGTATTGTTCTTGCAAATCTAATGTCTTTCTGTGCCAAAGTGGTCTTGTCTTCTTGTGCTCCTTCGCCTTGTGCAAGATATGATTGAGGTACCTTAAGCGCAGAAAATAATTTTTCTCTTAAATACTTTACATCCTCAATATCTCCCGTATACTGTCCGCCTGCTAATGTTTCAACTTTTGTTGATACGCCGCCACGGACGGGAACAAAATAATCTTCATCAACACTCATCGGATTATATCTTAAATCTACACGACCTGTAGAAGAATCAACCACCTGATTGCGTTTCATTTGTGTCATTACTTTTTGCATATATTGTTCCACATCTTCTGGTGCAATATTGCCAACATCAACATAAAACACTCTTCTTTCGGGTGAGCGCACAATACGATATGTCATCATGGCATCTTCAAGTAATGTTAATTGTCTCCATATGCGACGAGAGGGCTCTAGAATAGACGTACCATATGGCGCATATCTATCATTTCCTAAAACTCTAAAATGTGCAAGTTGCCAATTTTCAAAAGTAAGTCCGCCTGAATTCCATTGAAATTGTACGTAATTTGGATTTGTTTTATCTTCACCTTCTAATCTTTCGACTTCATGGGTTGGCAATCCAATTGCGCTTGTAACCCCCACCTGCTCATCAATATCCAAATACAAAAAGTAATCGCCATATTTACACATTGTGCGGCACCAGCCAAATAAATTAAATTCTACATTAAGCACATTGTGATAAAGTGCTTCCAATACAGCTTTAATTTCTTCATTATTGGTATGTATCGTAAGTAATGGCTGTAAACCAGATGATGTTGTCATTTCATCTGCATAAATGTCCAACGATGATGCAATTTCTGGAGTGTATTCCATTTGTTCAAAATCTGAATATCTTTCAGCACGTAGCTGATTTGACATGATTGCAGCACTTAGCTGTTCAAATGGGTTATAAGATGATTTTTTAAACTGTTTTCCGCTAGCGGATTTAAACCTATACTTATCTAATTGTGTTCTTCGTAGTTTGCGTGGTGTTTGAACTCGATAGTTTGCCATCGGTCCAGAAAATATTCTTGTTAATCTTCTAAACAGTTCGGATTGTGGATTTCGAACATTTTTTTTATTTCCAGCCATATTTTATTATCCTTTATAAAGCCAAGAATACTTTTCCATCATTTTCTTTGCTTTGTCATCTAGACTATTTTTTTGTGTATCCCGTCTTGGATCGTATCCTTTTTGCCCTTTAATAGTGGTTTGCAATGTTGTTCGCGCAAGGAACATAGATTCTAAAAAGGCTTTCTTGTATGCAATATCTTTCTTATTCATTTCAAATGCCGTATCTCTAACCCAACATCCAATTGCTAATGCCATAGTGAGATCATCGTTATATCCTCTCATCGCCTCCGGTCTACCATTGTTCCAAATAAAAGTTTTTAATTCATTTATAGTTCTAGATGAATATACTGTAATTAGTTTATTTCTAATGAATTCCTCTAATTTTGCAATAATCAACGGTCTTGTTTTGGACGATGTTGTAAAGCCTGCCACAGCATTAGACATATTTTCCGCTCTTACTTGTTCAACATATTCGTGCGTTGATTTAATTGAAAAATATATATTTGTATAACCTCGTTCTCTCAGCTTGTCTAAAACTGTAAACCCAACGGAATTATTTTCAACAACCACCATGCAATTGCCATATTCCTTTCCAGCGCTCATAACAATATCTGTAAAAAGATCAGGAGTTGCTTTGCCTTGATAATCGGCAATTATTTCCATTGTATCTAATTTTAATATATGAAATGTGGAACTATCTTGACCATCACCTCTAGCCACATCTGCTGTTAAAAGATATGTACATTCTGGTTGATAGTTTTCCCAAATCCAAAAATTTCTATCAAAGCCTGTACGATATTTGGGTTCAACGATCTTTTCTTCAAGCCAAACGATATCGTCTGGGTGAATAACCGTTTCTCCAGACATGTTAAAATTACATTCTAATTCTTGTGCAATTTGCCTGCGAGACATATTTTTTGTTTCATTCTCATACCATTCTATATCTCTGTCTGGGTGTACTTCCCAGCGAAGCTTCGTTGAAAAAAAATCATTCATACCTTGTTCGGCATCAATATATGTTTGGTGAAACCAGTTTCCCACACCATTTGGAGTAGATAAGGCAATACATCGCCCGCCTGTTGATAGTGTCGGGTACAGACCAGTCCACAATTCTTCCAAACCCTCAACATGTGCCGCCTCATCAATTACCAACAAAGATAGCGCTTCTGAACGTCCGGCATCTGCACTAGTTGAAGAGGCTTTGATTTCGGATCCGTTAGAAAGAACAAATGATGCTCTGTTGTCTATGGTGATATCCGCAATACGTAACCATGGTGGCATGTGCTTAATTATTGATTTAACTTTTTTTACTAAATTTGTTGCGGTTTGAAATTTGGTGGCAATAACAAGAATATTTTTATTTCTATGAAACAGCATTAGCCATACAACATATGCTGCCGTAATGGTGGAAATGCCAAGTTGCCTAGCTTTAAGTATTACATTGAATCTATGTTCATTGAAATTTTTAAGTAACTCGTCTTGAAAGTCATACGTCTTAAAAGATATTAGCCCATCAATTGGGTGAGAAATTTTGGCATAGTTATTAATAAAATAAGCGGGATCTTTCCCGCTCATCACGATTTCTTTTAATATTTCCTTTTTTGTAAGCTGGTAGCCCATTACCCCTCATTTTTTCTAGTAACGTTGCTAGGTTTTTTAGTTTTAGGATGCTCTTCTTTGCCCCAAGCAACCCAATCTTTAATTGATTTGTCCAGTTGTTTGTCTGACGAATCAGCAGAGCCTGCACCCACTTCTTCAACTCCCTTTAAATTATTAATTTTATAAGCTCTGTGAGCTTGAACCCATGCCCTTACGCCAGAAGTGTTCTGTACTAAGGCTTCGACCTCGCCATCTGCCTTCAGCGATAGGGAATCGCCCGTAATTGCTTTATACTCTTTCTTCAAAAAATTAGCAATTTGTTGAATCATGTCTTCAATATCAGACTCAAAATTCTTATTGTGAACTTCTTTTATTCTAATGTCGGAATGATAATTGATAATCAATCGATCACCATGAAACTTGACCCCAAAACCATCCATAATTCGTGAGTCGGTAATGGGATCTCCTTCTTCTCTTTTAAGACCTATTTTTCTTTCTTCGCCGTCATATGAATAACGTTCATTGTGTGCGCCATCATATGAATTTGCGGCTGCTTGTGATATAGCTCTAACGATTTCTAATGTAGTTGCCATGTAAATTTATTCTCCTTCATTTGGTCGCCACCCTGATAGCCATCGTTCCTCTCGGAATTCGACCCATTTAATATAACAATCGTGACAACAATTAAACTTATTCATATAAACATCATCTCTGCCATCAAAAGAATAAATACCGCATACCGGGCATTTTCTATTTGATTCTCTATTAAGTAGTTTTTTAGAGATTAAAAAACCATCCACTTCTATTTTTTCGGTTTTTTCAGCTATAGTATTTTGTTTTTGTGCCAATTCTTCGATTTGTGTTAAGTAATCGTCTTCCTTCTCTTTGTTCCAAAATTTTTTTGGATTTTGTACAGCCTCATTGCCGTATTTTTTTTGAATGGCTTGTTCTATTTTTACAATATAATTTGGATCTTTTTTCTTTGTCATTGCGAATTAACAATTTGATTGGTGGCAAAAAATACACCTAATGATAAACCAATACCAGCTACTGTGCCGCCTAGTAGCCACCAATCATTATTTTTATTTGGCTGCTCAAGAGCCATTTCACGATATGTATCGATTTCTAACTCTTTCGCTTCAATCAGTAAATTTAATCTTTCATTTTGTGCGTTTGCGCTCGCATTCAAACTATCAATTTGTAATGTATATCTAGCCTCTAATTTGGCTAATTCATATTCAACCCTTAAATCGCATTCAGACATTGAATATTGATGCTCTGTGATCAACTGCGCGGTTGCTACAGGATTAAATAGCGTTCCTGCAAACGGTGCCGGTTCTCCTAGCTCCAGGTGTGTATATTTTGGCACATCAGAACTATTATCTTGAGCATAAGCAGGGCTATACACAAGCAAGGTACAACATAATATTTGTGCAATAATTTTATTCAACATATTCAAATCCAAATTCATCTAAAAGTGTTTTGTTTAGATTGCTCGGATCATTATGATATTGATTCACAATCTCTTTAATTCTTGCTCGTTTGTCAAATTTTAATTGTTGTGAAGCGCTCTTATGCGCATCTTCAATTTGATCTAAAATACTATTATATTTTTGTATCGCTTTGTCTCTATTCTCAATTTCTTGTTTATATGTTTTGTTAATGCCATCAATTTGGCTTTGATAGCTTTGCTTTGTTGCATCTAATACTTTCATTGCTGCGTCTGTATTTTTGCGAGACACAAACCAAATAATAAATGTCCATGCAAACAAAAATAACATTTTCCAATGATGCTTAATCCAAAGCCAACTTTTATTCAAGAACAGCTTAATAGCTAATAAATTCATACTCACTCTCCATATTTATAAACCTTCATAATATCAACAGCACCCTGGGTGCCAATGTATACCATTGCGATCAGTCCCCATGTTTCAGATGTTAAGTCTGACCATATCATCAATCCTGTTGCAGTAAGAAAAGTTAATAACTTTCTTGATATTACCTTATATAATATTCTATCTAATACTCCCTGCATTGTTCTTCCCATATTTATGTACCTCTTATTTTATTGGTTAACGCATGCATAATCATTATGCTTATCAATGTTAATTACTGTATCTACACAATCTTTTAAAGAATCCAAGTGAGATATCATAATAACTACCCTGAAATAAGATTTTACCATATCTAATATTCTGATAAAACCTTCTAAATTTTCTGCGTCCAGGGATGTGCCCGGTTCGTCTAATATAAAAATATTCGACTTTGGCAAGTTTGAAACTGAAAGCAACGACAGTCTGATGGCCATTGCTGCAATTGTTTTTTCGGCACCGGATCCCATTTCAATTGGTCGTGGATCGTGTTTTGGGTGCTTAATAAAAATATTTAACCTTCTGCCGTCGTCTTCAAAGAATACTTCAAAATCCACGATATTGGCTAGTACTTTTGCTATTTCTTCGTTAATGATTGGAAGTTTATTTTTAATGATGTCATAGGATATTCCACCCGTATGCATACATTGCATGAATAAATCATATGCTGCATATTCTTCTCTTAAGTTATTCAATTCCTCTTTCTGTTCTCGTAGGTTGGTTAATTTTTGTTCACATGAGCCATGAGTTACATATAATAATTGTAGCTCCTCCTCACAATCAACTAAATTGCTTTTTGTTGATTCAATTTTGTTTGCAATGGTGTTCTTTTTGTTTATTAAGTTTTGAGTATTGTCAATAATTTCTTGATTTTTTTCATACTCTAAAATCTTATTTTGTAGTTCCTCCACTTCCTTTACAAGCATTTCCTGTCTTGTGTTGTTGTTTGTAATTTCTAGTGAAAATATAGAAATTTCATTTTGCGTATCTTTTAACTTTCCTAATAGCTGATTATGCTTGTCTAAATGATCTTCTATATTTTCTGCTCCCAGGTTGTCTATATCCTCTATTAAAGCAATGCTGTTGGTTCTAAGATCTTTAATATTGTCTATCGCACCAGGAAGCTCTTCTTGTGCTTTGTGGGCATCACAAATGAATTTGCAATTTGGAAATTTATCGCCGCACGGGACTTCAGACAACAAGCGTACTCTTCTCCGAAATATTTCCACCTTATCATTCTTTTTGGACAAATCATCTAAAATTTCTTCAAGATCTTTTTGTGTATCGGTCATAAGTTGTTTTTTATTTTCTAAATCAACAACATCAAATTGTTCCACAAACTTATTAATCTTTATTTCTAATTCTTCCTTTTCTTGTTTCTGTTGCTGTAAAGTTATTAATGTTTCAATGGCACTTTTTAACTCTGATTGCTTTTGGGTTAAATCATTTTTGGAACCATGGATGTCAATAATTTCTACAGGTGTTGCGCCAATAGTTTCATTTATCTTAGAAAGCTGTTGGGTTAACTTCGTTATGGTGTCGTTATATTTTTTACATTGTTGTTTGTGCTGTGTTATTTGCTCATTACTATCTTCTAGTGTGTTTTGAGCCGTATCAATATCTGCGTCAAATTCCCTGCCTTCTAGTCGCTTAAGCGCTCCACGCAGATCTGCAGCGTCTTCTTTAGCCATTTTAAACTTTTTATCAAAAAGTTCTAAATCAAGAAATTTAGCTAGTATTTCTTTTCTTTTTGTAGAACCCTCTTTAATAAATGATAGCGAATCAAGCTGTGACGCCATAGATGTAAGCAAAAAATCTTCTATCGTGCCGAACATCTTTCTAATGTTTTTATCTGTATCGTTTCTTGACAGCCCATTACAGCTTATAACTTCATTATCAAAATCACTACAATAATTAAAATCTACAACTGTTTTGGCTTCAAGCGTTTCTTCGCCTTTAAGTTTTTTAGTATATTTTTCCGATGTTCTTTCAATAGTGTAAAGCTTATCACCAACTCTAATCTTAACTGTGCCCACACCCAAATCTTTATTTTGGTTTATAATATTTAAATTCTTTCTTTCGTTTTTGGATGTAGAGTTAAAAATTGTATATAGCATTCCATCTACAATGCTTGATTTACCAGAATAGTTTTTGCCGAATATACCAACTATTCCATTAAGCTTTTTAATATCAAGTTCATTGCCTTCGTCATAATTAAATAAATTGTCCCATTGAAATGACTCAAGTTGCCAATTAATATTTCTAGCTACCTCTTCGGTTGCTTCGATTGTTTGATTATATTTTGTATTTAAATCAAAAATTCGTTCCATAATCTCATCATCAACTTCATAATCTTTTAAAAATTGACGTATTAATTTCTTCTGGACGCCAACATCTCGTAGATTTTCTTTGATAAAATTGTTATTTTGCGCATCAAGCCCATTCCTTGTTCCCAGCGCTCTATTCAAAAATGTAATGCTTTCTGGTTTAAACCGATGTTTTGCCACATCGACCGCGTGCTTCATCTTATCTAAAGGAAGATTATTGTTAGATACAAGGCGTAAGCGAGCGCCGATGGGCACATCAATGCTTTTTGGCATTCTGCCTTTAGGGGTTAACTCTATTGTGATAAAAGGCTTGGGATTCTTAATTTCGACATGTTTAACGTTAAATACATCTTTGTCAGCAATGTCCCAAATTAAATATCCTTTATTATCCTCTTCTCCATGATTTTGCTGTATAGTGCTGCCAGCATATTGTATCCGTTGTTTGTAATCCAAGCTTTGTTTTTTGTGAATATCACCAAGCATAGCGTAGTCAAAATTATCAAATATTTCAAGTTCGTGTTCGCCATGCTCCATAACCCAGCCTTTGTCTGTTCTACAATTGCTGATTGAGCCGTGATATAGCGCAATATTAACCTTGTTTGTGTCTGTGGGATCGATCCAATTTTCTTCATCAAACACAGAAAGCACATTTAAACAAAATTTATCATTAAGATGTGTTTCGCCAGAGTTCTTCAATAAATGAATATTAGGCAAATTTAGTGCTTGCACAATTGGCGTAATTGCATCTTGGCGATTGCTATTGCGTAAATTACCATCATGATTCCCAAGAATGATATATGTGGGTGCTATGCTTGCTAAATTAGTAAAAAAATCTGAACATAATTCCACAAATTCTGGGGAGATTTGTGTTTTAGTGTGTGCAATATCTCCGCAATGGATAATACAATCTATGTTTTCTTCTTGTAGGGATTCGTATAATTCCTGAAATATCTTTCTATATTCATAATGATACTTCAAATTCTTAATATGCGTATCCGCGATGTGGGCAAACTTCAAGTGTACTCCTGGTGTAACTTGTGCTACTATCTAATGTAACATGCTATATTTGCGATGTCAAGCTTTTATTTTAATTCTTTTATTGCTTTTGATAGCTGTTCTTTGACAATTTGTCTTAGCCTATCTTTGCTTTGTTCTTCCAAGCCTGGGCGTGACATCGAGGCTGTATTTAATTGATCTGGAAGTGTTCCTTGGGGACGGGATTCGTCTGGATCATGATGTATGGATGCTAAATTTTCTAATTGTTGTAGAATCCAATCATCGGATCCGCCAGTGCCAAAGGTGCCTTCACCGCCCGATTTTTGTACTTCGTGTGGCATTTGTTCTACTCCATAGGCTTCAGCTTTGCCGGATATAAACAAGCCCATTAATTTTTCAGACGCAGATGAACCAAAAAATTCATCTTTTAATTCTTCATCTCCTGAAATAATAATATTAACAACCAAAGATTGTTCTTGTTCGTCCAAGCCAGCGGCTTGTAGTAATTTGACAAGTTTGGTTGTCTGCGGATCATAATGTCCAACTTGCCCACCTTCACTTACTTGAGACTCTTTAAGATTGGAATATCTAAGTTCTTCTGTAATAATTTGCTTAAGTCGGGACTTGGTGATTTTCATAGATAAACCCCCAGAAAATAGCCAATAATTAACCCTTTGACGAATGCGAGATGTAATAAAGCATAGCGCGACAATCCTAGCTTACGTCTTGTTTTGCTTATAAAGTTTTTATGCCATTTAATAATATTCATTTATTGCGTTTCCTATTCGCCAGCCACAAAATAGTCTCCGACAAAAGCCTCTAAGTCATACGCTACGGCGTCTAACTCTTGAGCAAGAGCTTCTGCCCTGGCAACCTGTGAAGCATCCATGCCTTCTTGAGAGCCGAGCCCTCGCAGAAAAAGAATAGAATCGTTAAGCCGTGCTTGCATCCAATCCATTGTGAGTGTTGCGGATCCTTTCCGTGTCAAGGGGGGCTCACCAGTTTCGGCTCTTGCGGGCTCGTCAGAAACTTCATAATCATCATGCGTGACCATTGAGGTACCAAAACCTCCTGGTACGACACCATCTTGTAAGTTTTTAACTTCTTTCTTTTTCTCGTTCATAAAATATCGAGGATCGATAAATTTCTTATTTTTTTTAATCATTTAATTACTCTCCTTGAGTTCGACAGGAGGGTTTTGCATGTGTGGGATGCCAATTCGCTCCTGCTCATTTAATCTTTCTTGCGTTCTATGATGACTGTAAGAAACAACCGCTAACGTTAGCAAGGATAAAACAATAGCTAATACATCAAGTCGCAGCAATCTTAATAATCTTTGTTTCATCAGAACTCCCCGGTCATCCCATATCTCAGTGCAGATTTGAGATCTTCTACAATTTCTTCTGGTGATCTACCCGCTACCCATTCATCATAAAGATCTAATTTATCTACAATCATGCCGCTAAAATCTTCAAATGATAAGCCGTCATCTCTTGTGGAGCTTGCGTGTCCTATCGCCTGTTGTGAAAGTTCTCGCTCGGCTGGATCACCTTGTTCTTTTAAAAGCTTTGAAAGCTCTTCTTTAATTAATGTTTTAATATAAATCAACGCTTCGCCTTTAACAAATCCTATATCTGTGCCTCTGTAATCTTGGCTTTGAGAAATCCCCATTTTTTGCAGTAGAGATTCAACCGCTTCCGAAGAATTTGGATGTGATGCCAGAAGCGCAATAATTGCATCCGCCAAATCATCAGCAGTAACGGATCCTGCGCCAACCATACCACCCCCGTAGGGAGTCCCAGGCGCTTCTGGGGGTTGCTCTAAGGGATCCCGCACTGGTGGGTAGGGGCTGACTTCGCGGAGGATTGTATCGACTTCCTCAGCAATAATTTGAGCAAGTTCTCTTGTCGCAAGCTTGATGTCGCTCTCTCTTATTATGTTCTCATTAGCGTGCGTGTGAAGAGCGGCAAGATAATCATTTACATCGCCATCGGTGCAGCCAACTTTTTTGCCTTTAGAGCCATCAGCTTTCTTTTTATAAACACATTTTCCATCAACTACATACGGCATATAACTTTCCTCTATAACGCATTAATACTTGTCTCCAATAAATAGTCGTCTTGTGCTATAAAAGTGGCATTTTCTTTTCGTTTTTTAAATACTTCTTTTGTCATGCTGCCGACATCATCATATCCGCTGGTATCTATTTTATAAACTTCAACTCCGTAGTTAATAAAATTTTTTATTATTCGCTGCTCTTTTTGTTGTGCATCTTGGTCAAGAGCAATGAAAACTGGCGTATCATGTATTACTATTGCTTGAAATAGTTTTGAGCTTTCCTTTAAAGTCGAGCCCAATAATGGCACAGAATTACGTCCAGCTATTATAGCATCAAAAACGCCTTCTGTAATTATTAAATCATCATCCCAATCCACATAAAGCTCATTAAAAATTATATCTTTGCTTACCGAAGGATTGAGATATTTTTTCCAGGAACCGTTATATGTTCTTGCTATAAAATAGTTGACATATCCCTCTTGATCAAATGATGGAACTATAATTCTGTTTGCATAATACCCAGAAACACAATATCCAATTTTCCAATAAAGAATATCTTCTTTTGTTATGCCGCGATCTTTTAAATATTTTCTAGCCAACAATGATGTTAAAGGTATATTTTTGCTTACTAATGAATTGAATTCATCAGGCAGGGATGTGCGTTCAAAATTAACATCTTTTACAGTGTCAAAAAGATGCTCAAAATCTGTAATATTGACTTTGTTTGTTAATAGATCCCATTCTTGAAGTTGTGCAAATGTTCCGAAACGCCGGACCACACGTCTTAAATTGCGACCATTTGTATCGCAAACCCAACACTTGTATACATTCTTGTCAATATTGACAGATAATTTCTTTTTATGATGCTTGCAATATGGACAATAAAACAAATATTCATCATTTGTTTTGTAATTATCGCCCAAAATTTTAATCAGAATTTGTCGTTTAGCGTTCACTTACTTATTATAACTGACTATAACAACAATGTCAAGCAATTATAGGTCCAGCCAGTGCCATTACTATTGCATCTGCCCTATCATCTGTTCCTGGTTGCGGATTGCCCTTGTAAGTTAAATTGTATTTAAACTGCCCATTCATTTTATCTGCTATTTGCTCAACTATATAGGTCTTTTTTTGATTGCCCTTTAAGCCTCTAGGAACTTTAATATTTAATTTGGCTCTAGCAGAAGTGGGATTAATTAACGTTGCATTTTGATTAAAAATTTTTCTGATTGCGTAGCAGCACATACCATTAAATCTTTGTAATTTTGCCATGGTGAAGGCAGTAGTTTTACCACCCTTAAACATCAAAGCAGGCTGTTCAACATATATTTTATATGGCATATAATAATGCTCTATTTCTTTCATTCTTCTTTCGAATTTTACTGCTCTTTCTTCCAATGATTCGCCCTGTTTAAATTTTAGCACTTCGCTAACTAAAATCTTATTTTCATCTAATACGGCGATACCAATTTTAGAAGAGCTTATATCAAGCCCTAATATTTTCATATCTAATAATCTAGTTTAAGTTTAAAAGTTAATTCTCTTTCTTCTGTTTTCTTTACTGGAGTTGCTAACGTGGCAATTCCAATTAAATTTTTGTCTTCATCAAAAAGTCCAATTTTTGAAATATATGTGGTTTTCTTAAAGCTTCCAGTGGGGTCTGCATATGAACTTGATGTGGCATTTTTTATTCTCATATTAAATGGCTCTGAATATCCCATTGTGCCGGTGGCAGCTACTAAAGCTTGATCTTTTTCCAGGTAAGTTGGATTGTTTGAGTGATTAAGCTCTCCCTTGTGCGCATGCGCTAACATTGTTAATGTGGGTATATAATTTGTACCTTGAAAGGATAAATTATAACTTGAAGAAACTACTTTGCCATCCTCTATTGCGCCATCATTTGCCCCAACTGCAAAAAATATCCAACTTGGATCGCTAGTATCCCCGCCTCCTAAATATGCTTCTCCCCCAAAGCCTGCATATGAATCATCTGCTAAATTCCAAGCACCAGTTAAGATAAGAAATCCTTCATTATATAAGACAACTCCTGCGACGGAACCCGAGCCTCCGCTGCCTGTTGGTCCTATTTGTATTAATTCTCCGTTTTGTTTTTGATCTCGTAAATGCCCTATTAGTGTACCACTAACATAAAATTTACACTCAACAGTTCCTTTCTTTATTGATGAGCCATAAAAAATTGAAGGTATGCTTATTAAGTTTACTTCTTGTTCATCTTTATTACAGCCTGGAATTCTGCTACTGCTAAAAGCATAGTGTGGGCTTATTATTTCATAATAATTTAATGTATTGCGTAAATTGTATACATGTGCTCGCTCTGTTCCTGTCACACTTGTTGTGAATCTTTCTCTTGTAATGGTAGCAGATAATGGATAGGTGCCTGATAAAATATCTCCATACTTAAAATCATTTGAAAACTGACTTGTTGTTATTGTCTTGAAGGATGCTAAATTGCTTTCTTTTCGTACAAAGGGGTATACAAGATTGTTGCTATCTCTATCAACATTTATTTCATATAGATTAAGATAACCAGGGGAAACATGACCGGCGTTAGTTACATTCGCGCCAGCTATCGCAACTCTATTATTGTAAATAACTTTATTGTTATGAATTATAAACTCACATTTTGGATGAGTCTTGATGCGATTTACTAATACGTCCCCATTTTGAAATTTATAATAAGGCATAGCAATATAATTAGCCAGAAATTATGATTTTGTTGATTTTAATAATCAAGACGAACTCTTAATGTAAATTCCGTGGTGGGATCTTTCTTAAGAGGTTCTGAAAGTTTTGCTACTGCCAATAATTCATTATCGGCGGAATAAAGACCAATTGTTGTAATATAAGATACTGGATTGTCAGTTGTGTTGTTCTTTACGCGAATTTGGCTTGACGATAAATAAGTCGGATTTGCACTATAATTAAAATCATTGTGGTTTACACGGCAGAAATAGATTGTTGAATTAAGTTCCGTTGTGTTATTGAAAGAAACATTAGTAATTCTATTTCTAAGACCATCTGCAGATGCGGATAGCGCCGATCCTGTTAGCACTCGTTCAATACTTCCCGTATCAAAACTAGCATGTAAGGGTCCAAACCCATCAAATGCATTGCCAATAGTTCCTTTTAAGTGTCCAGTGCTGGCGTCTTCACGCGCAAAGATGCCTCCTGTAACAACAGCAATTCCAGCCTGATAATACAAAAGACCAAATCCAGAATTCACATCGGGTGTTGCTGATGAAGTATATAAGATTGCGTATTCTCCAGCCGGTGAGTTTACTCTATATTCATTTGCTGCGCCATAATCTCCCAATGTTAATGCTTGGTTCGCATTATCTGGAAATCCGCCTGTAACAAGCGATAGGGTGAAGCTGCCTTTCTTAATTTCATCTTTTGTTAATAGCCTTGAGAAGTTTAAGAAAAAAGCTGTTTCCATTTTTCTTCCGCCTGCTGCAATATCTCCGTCTTGATCAAACAATCTAATACCACCTGTTATATCATGACCTACAAGAATTTGTGCCATTTGATTATAAATATTAATCTTTTTTGATTGCTGTACAACATTGGCTGTACCAGACAAGCCAGATGTGGCTGAATATCCAGCCGTAATGTCGAAAATATGATTTGCAGATGAGCTTAAATAAGGATAATCATATATAGATTGGAACATTCCGTGAGAATAATCTTTAATATTCTCATCTTGTCCATATGTTCCTGATACAATTGTTCCCGTTAGCGGGATTGCTTCATGTAAAAGTGTTCTTGTCGATACTACATCGTTACTGAGAAAGCTTTTAAAGGTTGTAGCCATGTTTTATATTCCTTGGTATTAATTATTCGGTCTTAAATTTAATAAATCTAAGTGGTAAATCTACTCTATAG